CTCCGCGCCAACGCTTACGGCTCCCGCGCGGAGCAGTACACCAAGACCGGTGCGGGGATCACCGGCCTCGTTGGTGCGGGCCCGTCGGCGTCGGTATTCGTTGAGGCTGGTGCCGGTCTCGCAGGACTCGTCGGAGCTGGCCCCTCGGCCAGTGTCTTCGTCGAGACCGGCGCCGGCGTTGCGGGGCTGACCGAGGCCGGCGCCCGCGAGGTCGACCACAACAAGACGGGTTACGCAACAGCGGGACTAGTAGCGTCGGGCCCCCGGGCCCGGCTGCTCGGCCGCACAGGCTACGCAACCACCGGCGGTATCGGCGCAGGCCCAGACGCTGACATCCTCAACCGCACCGGTGCTGGGATCGCCGGTCTCCACGCCTATGGGTTCTCCGCGAGGCAGGGGCAGCAGGTAAAGACCGGCGCCGGGTTCGCAGGGCTCAACGGGTACGGCGCCAGCCAGCCGATCCTCAGCAGGACCGGCACCGCGATCCTCGGTCTCGTCGCCGCCGGAACCAGAGCACGGCAGCTCACCCGGTCGGGGTTCGCGACCGTGGCCGGGGTCGCGACGGGTGCTCGGGCCCGGCTGCTCACCCGCTCCGGTTACGGCGTTGCCGGATCGGTCGCGTCGGGCCCGAGCGAAAGCACCTTCGTCGAGACCGGCGCCGGGATCGCGGGACTCACCGCGTCCGGCGCAAAGCTGTCGGGGAAGGTCAAGACCGGGTTCGGAGCCGCCAGCCTCCTCACCGCCGGCGCCCGAACCCGGCTCCTCGCCCGCTCCGGGTTCGCAATCGCTAGTGGCACCGCCGCCGTCGCGAGGGCCGTCCTCCGCGCGAAGAGCGGCTACGGGATCGCGACCGGGATCGGTGTCGGGTCCCGCTCGCGGATCATCAGCAAGGCCGGCCACGGCGTCGCCGGACTGGTCGCAACAGGGGCGAAGGACTACACCCTCGGCGGCACCGTCAAGGCCGGGCGCGGTGTCGCCGGGCTCACCGCCACCGGCGCGCGCACCGAAACCCACGCCCGGGCCGGGGCAGGGATCGCGGGACTGGTCGCAGCCGGGAACCGGCTCCGGGTCATCACCCGCACCGGGCACGCGATCCTCGAGGGAACCGGCACAGGTGTCCGCGTCAGCGTCTACGTCGAAACCGGTTACGGGCAGCTCAGCGGGTTCGGCGACGGCACCTGGTTCCTCCCCTCCCGGCAGCCCGGTCCGCCCGGCGACATCGACTTCCCCGACAGCGGCCACATCGACTTCCCCGACCAAGGAGTCGCGTTGGAGCCGCCGATCGTGGCGAGGCTCGCCGGCCGGATCGACGGCCCAGACGCCGGGGCGATCGCGCAACCAGTAGGAGGCCGCAATGGGTGAAGTGATCACATTCGTCGACTTCCGTCCCCCGGCCAGGTTCGACGCGATCCCGTGGACCGCGGTCCAGATCGAAGAGTCCGCCGACGGGACCACCGCGTGGACGCAGATCGACTACATCACGCTCACCCCGCTCGACACGGACCCGAGCGTGCCGATGCTCAGGTCGTTCACGACCGAGAACGGCACCGCCCCCGATCTCTGGTACAGGGTGCTGTTCCAGGACGCCACGAGCGACGTCAGCCAAGCAACCACCCCGATCCAGAACGAAGGCGTCGAGAGTGTCCCGCCGATCGGGGCGTACTCAACCACGGACGAGTTGTTCCGGATCCTTAAGATCCGGCAGCCGACCCCGGCGCAGCTCGCCGCCGGCCAGCGGGTTCTTGACGCGTCCGCGCTGGAGATCGACACCGAGCTCGGCCGCTCGAGCCCGTACGCGGAGCCGCCGGCGCTCGTCGTCGAGGTCTGTTTGGAGCGTGCGGTGGAGCATTGGCGGCAGGAGGAGGCGCCGTTCGGGATCCTTGGGTTCGACTCGACGATGCCGACCCCCACCGGTCGTGATTCGTGGGACCGGCACGCGTACAAGCTCGCACCGCTCAAGGAGTCGTGGGGCATTGGCTAGCCCACTCACCACGATCCTCGCCGACCTCGCCGACCAGCTCGAAGACGAGCTCGCCGGGCTCGACTCCAGCTACGGCGAACTGCAGGTGCTCCCACGGCGGGAGTTCAACCCGACCCCGCCGACGATCGACATGTACCCGGCGGCGGTGGCGCAGGAGCAGTCCGGGTTCGGGTACGCGAACCGCGACGCGTTCGTGACCGTCCGCGCCAGGGTGACGATGGCCGACGAGGACGGCGGCCAGGACCTGCTGCTCGAGCTCGCCGACACCGGCGCCACCTCGATCATGGCCGCGATCGCGGCCGACCCCAGACTCGGCGGCACCGTTGACAACACCGCGATCGAGTCGCAGTCGGGGTTCCAGATCTACGAGGACGTCCCCGGCTCCGGCGCCTACCTCGGCTGCGAATGGACACTCCGGGTGGTTCGGTGAGCCGGATCCTCTGGCTCTCGAACGCCCCCTGGGCCGCGTCCGGGTACGGCGAACAGACCGCGCTGTTCGTCCCCAGGTTGCGCGACCTCGGCCACGAGATCGCCGTCGTCTGTAACTACGGGTTGCAGGGCAGGGAGACAACGTGGAACCACACCACGTGTTACCCGTCGGACGGGCAGTGGGGGAACGTGAACCTGCCGATGTTCGCGGAGGAGTTCCAGGCCGACCAGGTGATCATCCTCTGCGACGCGTTCGTCCTCAAACCGTCCGTGTGGCCAGACGGGCTGACGGCGGCGGTGTGGGCGCCGGTCGACCATTACCCGATCCCACCCCCGGTGCTGGGGGTGCTGCAGGACGAGAAGCTGCAGCCGGTCGCGATGAGCCGGTTCGCGGAACAACTGATGACCGAAGCCGGCCTCGACCCCGTCTACGTCCCTCACGGCGTCGACACCACCCGGTTCCGCCCCCAGCCCGAGATCCGTGACGCGGTCCGGGACGAGCTCGGGATCCCCCGCGACGTGTTCCTGATCGGGATGGTCGCCGCGAACAAAGGCAACGCCAGCGTCCCCAGGAAAGGGTTCCCGCAGGCCTTCTTGGCGTTCAGCCGCTTCGCCCGGAAACACAAGGACGCCTGGCTGTACTGCCACACCGAGGCGCAACCGTTCATGGGCGGCGGCGGCGGATTGAACCTCGACGTCCTCGCCGAGGCGTGCTCGGTCCCCGAGCGGCGGCTCAGGTTCCCGCACGCGAAGGCGTGGCAGCTCGGGATCCCGACCCAGGCGGTCGCGTTCATGTACCAGGCGTTCGACGTTCTCTTGATGCCGTCGATGGGGGAAGGGTTCGGGATCCCGCTGGTCGAGGCGCAAGCGTGCGGTGTCCCCGTGATCGCCTCGGACCATTCCGCGATGACCGAGCTGTGCCAGGCCGGCTGGCTCGTCCATGGCGACCCCTGGTGGGACGAGCTGCAGCAGTCGTTCTTCATCGTTCCCTCCATAGACGGCCTTGTGGCGGCGCTGGAGGCCGCCTACGCGGCTCGCGGCGACCAGCGGTTACGGGACGCCGCCGCGGCGCAGGGGCGCGCCTACGACGCCGACACGGTCACGGAGACGTACTGGAAGCCCGCGCTCGAACAGCTCGCACTGGGGGTCAGCGAGGAGGCCGTCGCGTGAGAACCCGGGCGCTCGTCAGTTTCGGTGTTACCGGGTTCGCGGAGCTGCTCGAGATCGCGTTGCCGGGGTTCAGGGAGTACGCCGACCGGCACGGCTACACCCTCCTCACCGAACCACCCACCCTGACCCGCCCGCCGTCGTGGCACAAGATCAGCGCGCTCCTGTGGGCGCTCGACGAATACGACGAAGCACTCTGGGTCGACTGCGACGTCGTGATCCTGGACCCGTCGGTGGACCTCGCTGCCGAGATCCCGAAGAGGGCGTGGCAGGCGATCACCTTGCATCACACCCCCGAAGGCGAAGTCCCCTCCGCCGGGGTGTGGTACCTGCGGCAGGGGATGCAGCCGGTGCTCGAAGCGATCTGGAAGCTCGAGCACCACCTACACCATCGCTGGTGGGAACAGGCCGGTTTGCAGGAGCTTTTGGGGTACACCCCGAACGAGATCCCCGTCCACCAGGACCACGAGACCGACCTGTACCGGCGCACCTACTGGCTCGACGCCCAGGAGTGGAACGGCCTCCACTTCGGCGGCCCCCCGGCGGTCGGTGCACGGTTCCTCCACGTCGCCCCGGGAGCCCCGGCCGGGCACCGGGCGCAGCTGATGCGCGAGCTAACCGCGCGAGAGACGCTCGCGCCAACGAAAGGAGCATGAAGTGCCCAAGTACTTGTTGAACAACGCGAAGATCACCGTGAACGGGGTCGACCTCTCACGGTTCGGATTCTCACTCGACACCCCCGAAGCGGCCGACCAGATCGAGGTGACGGGGTTCAACCCGTCCGGCACCCGCGAGTATTTGCCGGGGATCCGGACGCAGTCGATCGTGATCGGGTTCCTGCAAGGGTTCGGTGCGAGCGAGGTCCACCAGACCCTGCAGCCGTTGTACTCGAGCGGGACGGTGTTCGCGATCAACGTCCGTGGTGACGCGACCAACGCGCCGTCGGCGACGAACCCGAGCTTCAGCGGCAGCGCTGTCCTGTACACCTACGACGGTCTGAACGGGCAGCTCGGCGCGCGCGGTGAGACCGTCGCGACGTTCATGTCGAGCGGCACCGTCGGCTTCACGTGGGGCACCGTCTGAAATGCCCGCACCCACTCCTGTCGCCGAGGCGCAAATCCACATCGAGGGTTACCGCGAACTTATGCGCGCCTTCGCTCGGGCAGACAAGGACTCACAGAAGTTCGTGCGCGCCGCGTTCGCCACCGTCGGAGAAGACGTTGCGCGCGAAGCTGAAGACCTCGCCTTGTCGAAGATCAAACGGATGAAATACAGCCCCGACTGGGCGGTCATGCGGGTCGGGGTCACCCGCACCACCGTTTACGTCGCACCGAAGAAACGGGGTGTCAAGACTCGTGGCCCCGACCCGCGTAGACGCCCGCACCGCGACGACAACCGCGGTTTCCCCGACCTGATGGCCGACCGGGCGATGGAACCAGCGCTCGAACACAACGAGCCGCGCCTCGAAGCGACCATCGAGCGGGCGCTCGACCGCATCGCGGACAGATTCGACGCAGGAGGGCCGGTGTGATGGAACCAGCGTTCGTGATCCGCGGCACCCGCTACCCCGTCGTGAACGACTACCGGCTCGGCGACCCCGCATTGGTGTGCGAGATCACCGGGCTCGAATGGGCCGCGTTCAACGACCTCCTCCTCAACACCGACGACGACACCCCGCTCGACTTCCGCGTCCAGACCGCGATGATCGCCGTCGCGGTCGCGCACGTCCACCACACCTGGAGCCGCGACAAGATCCTCCGGTTCGTCAGCAGCATCCCGTTCGACGAGGTCGAGCTCGAAGGGGTCGAACCCGAAACGGACCCTACCCCGTCGACCCTGAACGGCTCCGAGTCCGGCTCGAGCACACCGCCCGAGCCTGTGCCCGAATCGCAGGCTGCCCCATCGAGAGTGACCCCGACCGGTTCTGGCAGCCCTGGGTCGGGCACTACTTCCCCGGCCTCACTCCCAGCCGTATGAGCGAGATCACCCTCGACGTCTACGTCGACATGCACCGGTTCGCCGAAGGGGCCTGAATGACGCGCAAGCTCGTCGTTTACATGCTCGCCGACACGTCGAGCCTGAAACGCGGTTATCAGGAGGCGGCGAACGGCACGAAGAAGTTCGAGGCCGAGATGTCGAAGATGGGCCGCACGATGGTCTTCGGGAGCAGCTCGATGAAAGGGTTCGCGCACAGCCTCGTTGCCGGGACGGCGGGGTTCGTCGGGTTCGCAACAGCAGCGGAAGCGATCCACAGCAGCGTCCAGGCGGCGATCGACGCGGGGAAGGCGCAACGCTCACTCGCGGCGCAGATGAAAGCCGCCGGCGAATCGTTCACAGCGAACAAGAAACGCGTTGATGAGGCGAGCCTCTCGCTGGAGAAGTACGGGTTCACGTCGGAGGACAGCGAGAAGGCGTTGACGGTGCTCGAGCGGGGCACCGGCCGGATCTCGCGGGCGATCCAGCTGCAGGGCGTCGCCGCGAACCTCGCCCGCGCGAAGAACATCGATCTCGCGTCCGCGGCGAACGTGCTGGCGAAGGTGTTCGGAGGGCAGGAGTCGGCGTTGCGGCGTGCGGTGCCGGGACTCGAGAAGACGGCTCATGGGATGGACCTGATCCGCGAGGCAGCGCAGAAGCTCCAGGGTCAGGCGGCCGCGAACACCACCATCTTCGACCGCTTCCACGCCACCCTTCACAACACCGAAGTGATCATCGGGAACGCGCTGCTACCAACCATCGAGCGGCTCCTCACGAGGTTCACGAACTGGCTCGACAAGATGAACCGGACCGGGAGATTGCAGCGCGACGTCAACCAAGCCATCCGTACAGGCACCCAGGTTATGGAAGCCTTGAAAGCCGTGATCGATCCGATGATCACGGCTTTCAAGGACTTCAGTACGGCGGTCGGCGGCACGAAGAACGCGGTGAAGCTGCTCATCGCAGCGTTGCTTGTGTTCAAGAGCGCGAAGGTGATCAACGCGATCGCGGACACGGCCACCGGGATCCGTGGGATCGGGACCGAGGCCGAGACGGCGAAGGGGAGCGTGCTCGGTCTCCGCGCCGCGATACTCGCGATCCCCACCCTCGCGATCACCGACATTGTGCTCGGCAAGAAAGCGCTCACACAGCAGGCGGTGAGCGCGGAGGCCGTCACCGGCGCCCACGCGAGTCCGTTCCGGAAAGGCACCGAGGCCGACTACATCTACCAGGCCGCCCGTCGTGGTGACATCACCGGCCGCCTCAAGCTCCCCGGTGGTGGCACCCTCCCGCTCGACTGGCAGAAACTGAGCGGCGAGAACCTGGTCGCGCAACGCGCCGGCTACCTCGCATACCTGACCCGGACGACGGCGACGAAACTCGGGGTCGCGCCGAAGGTCCCTGGAACCGTCGCCGGCTACTCACCCGGGCAGCCGACGCGGGAGCAGCAGCTCCAGCTCGGCTTGGCGCAAGACCCGAACAGTGTGCGGTTGCTCCGTGAGCAGGCCGCGTATGACGCCCGCCAGATCGCGTTCCTGCAGAGGCTCCACGCGCAGGGCAGGGGCCCGACGGGGAAAGCGTATGTTGATGAGCTGAAGGGGTTCTACGACGATCAGCGGTCGACGCTGGACACGATCACGGGGATCCAGCAGGCCGCGGCTGCGAAGGAGCGCGCCGCGCGTGACAAGGCCGCTGCGGAGCGACGGAAAGCGGCGGCGGAAGCGATCAGGGAGGCCGAGACGACCGACCGGATCCGGGTCTCGCACGCGAAAGCTTTGCTCGCGACCGCGAAAAGCACCAAGGGGATCGCCGACGACGCGCGCGCGTACAGCAAGCTGATCGACGCGTACGTGAAGGAGTCGCAGGACACCGCGATCCCCGCCACGATCCGCGCCGCCGCCCGCACCAGTGCCGCATCAACCCGGGCAGCGTTGAAGGCCGCGGTCGCAAGGAACCTCCGTGAGACGCATCTCGAGATCGACCGGCGCGCGGTCCAGGAAGCCAAGACGGAGGTGGAGGCGGCGAAACGAACGTCGGGGTTGCGGGACGACATCAAGGCGCTCCGCGACCTGATCGGCGCGCTCCGCGGCGAGGCGCGAGACCGGGCGCTCACCCCGGCGATGCGCGACGCCGCCCGGACAGCGGTCGAGACGGCACGGACAAGGCTCGCCGCGATCCGGAAACGCCAGTACGACCTCGAGCACATCCCCAGCTTCCAGGTTCCGCTCGGGTTGCAGCTCGAGCAGGCCCGGGCCGAAGCGACCGGCACCCCAGCAGCGGTGCAGGCGATCGTCCGCCGCGAGAAGGAAGCGGCGGAGAAGGCGATCAAGTCGGGGAAGCTGAGCCTGAACGCGCAGATCGAGGCGTGGAACTTCATCACTCAGGCCAACAACGAGCTCACGAAGACCCTCAGCGACTTCGGGCCGACCGGGAAGGTCGCGAGCTCGCAGGCTGCGACCGCCGGGATCGCGTTCAAGAACGCCGCCGCCCGCCGTGAAGAGGAAGCCAGGATCGCGCAGATCATCTCGCACGGCGGCCGATTGCCGACCGCGATGAGCTTGCAGGGTCAGACGATCCAGGTTCACAGCGATATCCACATCGATGGAACAAAGGTCGCGACCGCAGTCACGAACCACCAGACGAAGGCCGCTCGTCACCGTGCCGTCCAGAACTCGGGGATCCACGCCGGCAAGCCGCTGCCGTGAGCGTCGCCTGCAAGGTCAAGGTCGCCTACGGGAGTAACGCCTTGGCGTCATCGCCGACCTATACGGACATCGCGAACATGTGCCACCGGATCACGACCCATCGTGGCCGCCAGTACCTCACCGACCGCACCGAGGCCGGCACCGCGCAGATCGAGTTCGCCGACAAGACAGGGCTCATGGATCCCACGAACGCGTCGAGCGCGTTCTACCCGATCAACCCGAACTGCCCCGCGCAACTCCAGCTGCTGAATCCCACCACGGGAAGCTACGTGACGATCTTCCAGGGGCTCACGCAGGGCTGCCAGCAGACCGTCCTCGACTCGGGTGCCCGTGTGAACCGCGGCACCATCCCTCTCGTCGACCTGTTCTCGCTATTGGCGCTGCAGGAGGTGCCACCATCGACGGACTTCGCCAGCGGTGGCACCGGCTCGAAGAGCGCGAACACAACCGGGAACATCACCTACGTCGAGGAGACCGTCCAAGACCGAATCAAGACGATCCTCGCCGACTGCGGAGTCCCGTCCGGGCAGACCGACATCTACTCGGGGAACGTCAGGGTGCAGCAGACCAGCTACAGCCCGGGCTACACCTCCCTCGCTGCGATACAGGACGCCGCCGACGCCGAGTTCCCCGGGGTCGCGAACTTCTTCATCGGCGCCGACGGGCGAGCGAACTTCCGCGGCCGCATGGCCCGGTTCGACCCCGGCAGCTACGAGTCGCACACCTGGACCGTCGGCGACACCGCCTACGTCGCCGCTCACCCCTCCAACAGCGCACTCGTCGCGCTAGCCGATTTCAGCATCGATCGTGACGTGACCAAGGTCATCAACAACGCGCTCTTCTGCCCGCGCGGGATCACCGACGCCGACGTCGCTGCCCAACTCGTCTACGACGCCACCTCGATCACCACCTACGGCTCCAGGTCGCTGAGCGGGATGGACCTCATCAACGCCGGCGCGACCACCGGCCCCAACGCCGGCGACCCACTCGCCGAATGCCAGATGTTCGGCACCTTCTACGTCGCGAACTTCAAGAACCCGCAAACACGGATCGCGAACATCACCCTTCGCCCGGTCTCCCTCTCTGCCGCGAACGCCTCCTACCACTGGAACATGGTCTGCAACATCGAGATCGGCGACATGATCGTCGTTCACGTCGACACCCCCTACGGGACCGGGTTCGGCGGCGACGAGTACTTCGTCGAAGGGATCACCCATACCCTCGAGCTCTCAGGCCCGGTCCCGAACATCACCGTTCTCCTCGACCTTTCGCCCGCGACTTACTACACGACGATGCCCCCGGGGTGGGACGACACATGAGCAGACAGCAGATCAGCAGGCACCGCACCGACCACCACCCCGGCCAGTCCGACGAGCTCGAGTGGCTCGGAGAGAAACCCTACGTCGGCGGCCAACAGGGCATCCACATGATGGGCCTCCTCAGCGACCGGCCGACGGCGAACGAGTACAACAAGGGCGCCTACTACTTCGCGAGCGACGACAGTGTGTTCGTCTCAACCACAAGCGCACCATCGGGCCCCGCCGGTGGCGACCTCACCGGTACCTACCCCAACCCGACGCTCACCACCACCGGTGTCACCGCCGGCACCTACGGTGACGCAACCCACGTCCCCGTCTTCACCGTCGACGCGAAAGGCCGCGTCACCGTCGCGACGGTCGTCGCGGTCAGCGGCGGCACGGGGCTACCGTCCGGCGGCGCCAGCAGCCAGGTCGTCGGGTACGGCGGCAGCAGCGGCACCGGCGCGTGGGTGTACCCGCCCGGATACGAGATCGGCTACAACCAGATCACCACCGGCGTCAACGTCACCAGCACCAACTCAGCCTCGCCGACAAGCATCATCGCCGGCTCCTCCTACACCTTCGACGGGAATCCCGTGCTCGCGCACCTCTACACCGGGGACGCGCAGCTCCCACAGGTCTCGGGTGGGTTCCTCGTGATCGGGCTTGGCGAGTCCGGCAGCTACATCTCGACCGCGTTCGCGCAACCCCCGGCCGGCACCAACCAGGCGAGGTTCCCCATGTCGCTGTTCTTCCGCTTCACCCCCAGCGCTGCCGCGCACACCTACCAGTTCCTCGCGCACGCCTCAGCGACTACCGGCACACCCGCCGTCGGCGCCGGCAGCGGCACAGCTGCCGGACGTGTCCCCGCCTTCATCCGCTTTACGAAGATCTGATGAGTCTCTACGAGAGCGACGGCACCAGCTGGATCAAGATCTCCGGTGTCCCCACCGGCGTCGGCCTGATCGGCACGTTGGAGTTCCTGATCGACGGTGGCGGCGTCGCGATCACCACTGGCGTGAAGGGCGACATGCGGATCGACTTCGACTGCACCATCCTCGGCTGGGCGCTGATGGCCGACGCGACAGGGTCGATCGTGGTCGACCTGTGGAAAGACACCCTCTCCGCGTTCCCCCCGACGAGCGGCGACTCGATCACCGCGAGCGCGAAACCCACTTTGTCGAGCGCGAACCACAACAGCGACACAACCCTCACCGGCTGGACCACCTCCATCACCGCCGGCGACGTGATCCGCTACAACGTCTCGAGCGTCTCGACCGTCCAACGCGTCACCTTGTCGCTGGCGTTGCAGAGGGCCGCCTGAGATGGCGTACGGGTGGGAGCCGCTCACCCCGACCCACTCACCGCCGGCGAGGGCCGCGCACGCGATGGCCTACGACCCCTCCCGCAACCTCGTTGTCGTCTACAGCGGCGCGACCACGCTCCCGAGCACCTACAGCACCGACACCTGGGAATGGGACGGCACCGACTGGACCCAGAAAACAACCGCCCACCATCCCAACGCGAAGTTCGGCTGCACCCTCGCCTACGACCCCGCCACCAACAAACTGATCCTCCAGGGCGGCTACAACGGCACCAGTTGGGTCAAAGAAACCTGGAGCTATGACGGGACCGACTGGACGCAACTCTCACCCACCCACCAGCCTGACACCAGCAACAGCAGCCGCCGCTCCTTCGCCTGCCACGACCCCGGACACAACAACCTGCTGCTGTGGGTCGAGATGGAAGCGACCGCCACCGTCGGCACCACCTACCTGTGGAACGGCAGCGACTGGATCGCCCAATCCCCCGCGCACACACCGCCGCACCGCTACTCCCCGGTCACCTACGACCCCCGGATCCCAGGTGTCGTGCTTGGCCCCGGCGCCCACCTCGGCAACACGTACGTGTACAACGACGTCTGGGTGTGGGACGGCACCGACTGGACGCAGGACACCGCGACGATGCCCGCCCCGCCATACACCGGGTTCAACAACATCACCGAGTACATGTGGGCGTACAGCTCGTTCTGCGAGGGCGTGATCATGTTCAGCGGCAACGACCAGAACAACGACAACCTCCAGCAAACCTGGAAATACGACGGCGTCGCCCACAGCTGGACGGATCTCGCGCCGTCGTCGCCGCCGACGGGACGCCTCGACAGCGGCTCCGCCCAAGACCCCGCGACCGGGAAAATCGTGATGTTCGGCGGAGTCAACGGCGCCGGCACCACCCTCTACAACGACACATGGCTGTTCTCGTGCACCCCTACCGGGCACCCGCACTCATACGGGACGCTCGTCTGGTGACCCCGAAACGGAAGGAGACACATGATGGAAACCGAGACCGAGCCCACCACCCCCGAGCCCGAACCCGACGATGACGGCGAGGAGGAGTAAATGGTCGAGCTCGTCCACACCAGGAAAGTCTGCGTCATCGCCTGGGACCTCGACGAGGTCAAAGGCACCCACGCGTCGATCCAGGCCGAAGGCGAGGAGAAACGGAACGTCGACAACACCGGCACCAGCAACGTGTTCTTCCCGATGGACTACGTGGGGGAGGCGCTGATCACCGTGAAGGGGTCGAAGAGCGGCACCGACACCGGGACGATCGAGATCGAGTAACCCGCGATGGCCGAGTGGTGGACGCATCCGTATCCCGGCGGCCCGATGGTCAGGGTCGCCGGGTTCCCCCGACCCGTCTACCCGCCAGACGCTGGCGGCTATCCCGCGTCGGTCCCCGGGCCCGACGTCCAAGCCTACAAACGGACAGTCAGCCGGGCGGGGCGGTGGCCTTGGTCGACGTTCAACCAGACCTACACCAAGGAGTTCGCCCGCGGGAAAAGCGGGAACGTGGGGGAGACCGGCGTCGCCGGCATCCAACGCCAACAGCATTTGGACGCGACCGGGTACATCGGCAAAGCGACGTTCAACACCTTGCGCTCGATAATCATCCCGGCCGGGTTGCCGCACGCCGGCGAGTACGCGATGGACGACTACGCCGCCTCACTCATCAACCAGGCATGGGACATGTTCGGCGGGTCGGAGCCGCCGCCGGCGCCGAGCTCGAGCGTCCGCCAGATGGCGTTACAGACCGCGATCACCCAGATCGGGACCGCCGAGAACCCACCAGGGTCGAACCTACAGAAGTACGGCCAGTGGTACGGCATGAACGGCGTCCCCTGGTGCGCCATCTTCACGAGCTGGTGCTTCGAGCAGTCAGGGAACGGGTCACCGTCGTTCAAAGCCGGCGGCTATTACAGCTACGTGCCGTACATAGTCTCGGACGCCCGCAACGCCCTCAACGGGCTCAAGACGACCGACACCCCGATCCCCGGCGACCTCGTTTGTTACGACTGGGACTTCGACGGCACCTATGACCACGTCGGGATCTACGAGGCGCCCGTCTCCGGCAGCCCCGGCTTGTTTCGTGCCGTGGAGGGGAACACGTCGGGGGCTGATAACTCGAACGGCGGCCAGGTGATGCGACGCGAACGGAGCCGTTCCGGCCAAGGGACCGTGTTTGTTCGCGTCTCTGAGCCTTAGCGGCTGGGAGCTCCTGGTCGCGGTGGTCGTGGTCGCGCTCGTGCTCGGGATGATCGCGATGCTGTTGGTGACCCGGGAGGCGTTCCATCACCGCTGGCGGGTCGGGTTCTTCATCGAGCGCGACCTAAACGAGAACCAGCAGAAAGAGGAGCCTCACCCCGAAGAGTGAGGCTCGCTTGAGCTCCGCTCGAAGATCACGACCTCCACTCCCGCTTCCTTCAACTGGATCCACTCCTGCGGCTTGAGCAGTCTCACCGTGTCGACGTGCATGACGATTCCACTGCTCTCTCCCGCGCGGAGCTTCTCGAGCACTTTGTTGAAGCTGGGGTAGTCACTCGCCATCACGACGGCCTTGTCACACCAACGACGTCACGGCCGCAGTGATGGCACGTCGTCGCCTGCAGCTTCACCCGCTTGTGGCAGTACGGGCATTTCAGCTTCATCCGCCCGCTCATCAATGCGAACGCGTACAGCGCGAGCACCCCGAAGAACACGATCCCGACAACAGTTGAGTTACCGCCGGACGCGAAGCTCGCGAGCAACGCCATCCCTAACGCCGAACCAAAGACGCGAATCATTCTGGACCCCTTTCGTGCTTTTTCAGTCGGTTAGACACTTGCTGGTGGGACAGGCCGGCCTCGGCTCCGATGTCGCGGAGGCTCTCACCGGTCTCCCGGGCCTGAAGCATCATCTCGTCCAGCTCCACCTCCGCTTTCGCGACTTTGGCTGCCGCTTGGCGGACGTTCTTTAACGCCTGCTTGGTCATCCGCTCAGTCTGCTTCCCCGCCACACCACCCATACGCTTGTAAAAACTATAGACAGCCCAGTGGGTCTGGTGTCGACGAAGAGGTCGCAAATAGCGGGAACCTTGGCGTCAACTCTGTTTACTGATCGGTAGCCAGGGTCACATAATCGTCTGGGGTCAGGCAGGGGACAGGCGGGTTGGACTACACGGGCCTTGGCCGGTACGTGATGGTGATCGACCACGAGTTCGTCTGGCAGGGGATGACGACCGAGTACGCGCGCCTGCTCGGGTGGCGGAAGCAGGACCTGGTCGGCCGGTCGGCGTGGGAGGCGAGCCTGCGGGGGGAGCAGGAGCGGATCTCGCTCGCCCACGAGCTCGACCGCACCGGGCAGCTGGTGGGGGAGTCGACTGTTGTGACCAGGCATGGAGAGTGGGTGCCGTGGGCGCACCGGACGTGGGAGCTGAACGCCGGGTTGTATGTGTCGGTGGGGGAGCCGATAGTTCCCGCAAGTAGCGGGAACTTCTCACGCTGGACACGGACGGGGGCGGACGGTGTCGGGTACAAGCGGAGCAGTGAACGGACAGCCGCACTTCGACCCGCTCCAGCTCCTAACGATTGACGAAGTCGCCAGCTTGACGAAACGCGCCCGCTCGAGCCTCTACGAGGACATCGCCGCGGGCCGGATCCAGACTGTCAAGCTCGGCACTTCCACCCGGATCCCCCGGGTCGAGCTCGAGCGCTACATCAGCGAACGGCTCACCGGGCATGACCCAGACCCACACGACTGAATCCCAGGCGCGGCCAGGCGCGGCTAGGCGCGGCCGGGCGCGGCACGGCGAGGCGCGGCACGGCACGACGGGGCGTGTCATGGCACGTCGAGGCCAGGCGCGGCAGGGCGTGGCGAGGCGCGGCGAGGCCCGGCGCGGCTTGGCCGGGCGAGGCTGGGCGAGGCGTGGCAGGGCGTGGCTCGGCATGGCACGGCTAGGCCAGGCTGGGCTTGGCAACGCGTGGCGGGGTGTGGCGTGGCCGGGCGGGGCCTGGCAAGGCAAGCCGAGGCATGTCGGGGCAAGGCGAGGCGGGGCTTGGCGTTGACGGGGCTTGGCACGGCCCGGCCCGGCAGGGTCCGGCCGAGCAAGGCGGGGCCCGGCGGGGCAAGGCTTCTCACAGCCTGGCGTGGTGTGGCGAGGCGGGGCGAGGCAAAGCAGGGCGTGGCGAGGCGCGGCTTGGCGAGGCCGGGCGTGGTCCGGCCCGGCGTGGTCCGGCGGGGCCCGGCGTGGCTTGGCACGGCGCGGCGTGGACGGTAGGGGAGTGATCCGACACCGATGAGCGGTATCCTGTTGCCATTCAATAAAAAGCCCGGCGACGCAGCAACGTCCCGGGCGCGGCACAGGAGGTCATCGCTCCCATGCGTCACGGACAATACACAGCGCTACGGCCCGCTAATCCGTCACCTCGCGGCTGAGGCCGGGCTCGACATGAAGAACAAGGCTTACCGCGCCTTCCCCGTTGGGGAAGCCGTCGGCCGCTACCTCACCGAGCTTGGGTTCGCCGGCCTCGCGCCGAACTCGCTCGACTCCTACGAACAGGTTTTGGCGTGGCTCGCGGTCGCCCACGACGACCTCAGCAACCTCAGCGGATTCTGCCAACCGGGGGGGACCGGTCTGCTCACCGAGTTCCTGTACTCGAACTGGGGCAGCGCGGCGGAGACGACGAGGGCGCACCGGTGGAAGGTCCTGAACGGGTTCTTCAAATGGGCGGTCGAGAACGACCTCGCACCGTTCAACCCGGTCCAGAAGATCAAACGCCCCCGGGCACCACGGCCAAGGAAGGAACGGCAGGCCTACCAGCAGGACATGGTCGACAGGCTCATCACCAGCCAGGACACGCTGCGCGACCGGTGCGCGCTCGGGCTGCTACGCCTCGCGATCCGGAAGAACGATCTGCGGATGCTCCAGCTCCAGGACATCGACACCATCAACGACGTCCTCCGCCTGAACCACGCGAAGGGCGGGAAACGGCACAAGCTCCCGATCGTGTTCGACCAGCTCACGTTCGACCTCACCGCACATCTGACCGAGCGGATGCTCGAGGCCGACGGTGACCCGGGCGAGGAGTTCCTGCTGTACCCGAAACAGGCCCGGGAGCGGCCGATGGACCCCTCAAACGTCCACCGCTGGTTCAAAGCCTGCCTCGCGAACGCCGGGCTCGCGAACTCGATCCAGATGCACGAGCTCCGCCACACCGCCGCCGACAACATCTGGCGCGAAACGGGGAACATCGTTTTGGCGCAGAAGCTTTTGCGGCACGAGTCACCCGCGACGACAGCCGGGTACCTGCACCCGACCGAGGACGACCTCCGCGAAGGCCTCCGTGTTGTCCAACGAGCGAATCGTCAGGACTGACGTCGTGCGTTCACCGAAACCGCCAGCCCGCACCATGAGCGAAAAAAACTATGGAACGCACGATAACGGACGGAATAGTGCGTTCAGGGCCCTCGGGCATCAGCACGAGTCTCGCGAGTTTCAGGGTCTCGCACAAGTCCTAAACACGCACTTTGCGGTAACAGCGCAGACGTCGGGTGGGGCCGCCACACCGACGCCTGCGCCCTCACATCGTGGCGGCCAGAGAGGAACGCCATGAACCTTCCTAGCGAAGTCATCGCCGAAGACCGACGGCTTGAGAAGGGAGTCGCATCGTCGTCTGAGGCGTTGATGCGGCACCGCTGGCATTGGACGCTTGACGAGTCGAATGCGGCCCGTGTGTCGATGTCCGAGTACGCCACTGCGATTGGACGGACTCGGCAGACAGTCAGTCAATATGCGAATGGTTGGGCGATCAAGAGCCGCAGGAATCTTCCTGCGTCCGAAGCCCTCCAGCAGGCAACGATGGGTGAGGAGACTGCCGCCGCCGCTCATGCCGTTGCGAATGCCCGCGGCCTGACAACGACGAGTGCGCGACAGTCTCGCCCGGTCGAGATTCGCCGAGTCCGCGAGATGGCTCGCGAGCGAGCCGAGAACCGCGGAACCACGATCGAGGAGGAGACCGCCAAGGCCGCCGACTGGATCGTCAAGAGCGAACAGGTGACAGAGAAAGCCAAGGACGAGCGGAAGCAGCGGCTTGGACTTCGCTTCATCGAACTTGAGGAAGTGCTCCAACGCATGAGACGCGAAGGAGTGAAGGCCGTGAACCTGGCCTCCGAAATCGAATGGGGCGACGAAGAGCGGGAACTCCTTAGCGCCACGCTCGTGAACGTCAAGGCACTTATCGAACTGACGAACCTAGCGCTGGTCGGAGCCGCTGACGTCGATTGGGACTCTGAGCTGGCGAGCTTGGAAGGAGGCCGGTGATGGCCGCCTCCACAGCCAAGGCAGGAGTCCTGTTCGACTACTCAGTCGGGAAGCCCGAAGGGTTCGAGGCGGCCATCGCTGAGACGGACCTCCAATGGACGCATCGCGTCTTCACCCGTGCTGTGCGATCACTTCGCCTGATCCTCGGTGCCGATGACATCAACCTGATCTGCACCCCGCAGGGCTTCGGGAAGCCGATGCTCTATCAGCTCGTCGGGAACCTCGAGAAGGCTGGGCCGTGGGTTGCAGGTCGCCTTCGCTCACTCGAATCGCAGATCGAGACCGTTTACTCCGTCTCGACATCTCTGGCGAACGGCACGGACGGTCGTACCGTCGAAGGGAAGAAGGCGCGACTCATCAATCGCCATGTGGGTCGACTACGCGAAGACCTCGCCGACCTCGATGGCCAGATCCCCGTAGGAGCGCCCCATTAACGGAACGCACGGTAACGCCTGTAACGCGGAGATCGAGGCCCTGTGAGCGACGAAGCCACAGTACGGGAAGCGCTGCGCTACGGCCGTCCCGTCGGAATGGGATCGAACGACGAAGCCCTCGCCGCGCTTGCTCGTCTTGTCGAAGCCCGCGACACAGCGCAACGGGAACGCGACAAGTTGATCGCCAAGCATAGGAAGGACATCCTCGATGTGCAGCAGGCCCACCTTCAGGCCGAAGAAGAACACGTTGCGACCATTCGATATGAGCGTGATCTTGTATTGGCCCGCGCCGAATCTGCGAAGGCGCGGGTTGAGCGGCTAGAAGCAGCGCTACGGCAGGCGCATGAGTGTGTCTGGATGAAAAGCGGCGAGTACCGTCCTTGCCCCACCTGCCTTGATGCGCTCTGGGCTGCTCTTGCTTCTACCGCTACGGAGGAGGGGGAGGCGTGAAGCGCGAGTCCCTGATGCACCTCGATGGATGCCACTTCTTCGTCTGGGTGAGTCGCGATCCCGACGGCCAGGTCGTCCTCTCTTACTATGAGCGCGAGGGACAAGACCTGCGCCTGCATGGTCGCTTCGGTGACGAGGACGGCATCTGCGAGGACTGCCACGCGCTGAAAACCGGAGCGCGGAAGCCCTACTCGCATTCGAAGACGCTAGACGCGTTCCCGGATGACGCCAAGGGCGCTTTCCTCGCCGTCCTGACAGCCGTCGCGGAGATCGAAGAAGCACGCACAAGATCGGGGCCGGTGGGGACTCGCGTACCCCCTTCGCCGGTTGCGCCGGACGGCCCCGCTGCTTCTACCGCTACGGAGCCGCGCAAGTTGAAAGCGACTGGGGATGAGTCGCTGGAGGTCGTCAACTCCGGAGCCGAGGATTGGGTTGACGACGCCGCTGCTTCTACCGCTACGGAGACAGGCGCGGCGAAGTGCGGTCATGACGGCTGGGTCGCAGGCTGCCCCGAATGCGAAGCGCAAGAGGCGGTCGCGATGGAATGGATCGGTGGCGGTGGCGCTACGGAGACAGGCGCGTGACCCCCGAGCCGTACCTGAACGACCCGGACTTCACGGATTGCATCGACTGGTGGATGTGCGTCAACCGGCGAGATGGATACGGGAGAATCAATCCGCGGGGTCACCGCACACCGATGCTCGCGCATCGATACGTGTATGAAGAATGCCTCGGTCCCATCCCGGAGGGCGCGCAGTTAGACCACCTTTGTGAGAACCCGCGATGCGTGAACCCTGCGCATCTCACAGTAAGGCTCACCGATCGCGACCACAAACAGGCTCATGCAAGCCGAAGGACGCACTGTCGACGGGGCCATTCCTACGCCGAGTACGGGCGGTTTCACGCAAGCGGCGCTCGGTTTTGCCGTGCGTGCGAGCGAGAGAACGAAAGGCGCCGTGCAGCCTTATCTTGAGGATCCAGATTTTCGGCTCTACCACGGTGACGTCCGCGACGTGCTCGCCGAGCTCGAGCCGGAGAGCGTCGATTGTTGCGTGACGTCGCCGCCGTTCTACGGGCTCCGCGACTACGGCGTCGACGGGCAGATCGGCCTCGAGGCGACCCCGGACGAATGGGTCGCGAACCTCGTCGGCGTGTTCCGTGAGGTGCGGCGAGTGCTGAAACCACAGGGCGTGATGTGGGTCGAGGTCGGGGACTCATACAACGCCGCGACATCGACGAGCCGTGTGGCATCCACGCTCGAAGGCTCGTACGGCTACTGGGCGGACCCGCACATCAAGCACCGCATCAACGCCCGAGATTTGAAGCCGAAGGATCTTCTCGGCCAACCCTGGATGCTCGCGTTCGCCCTACGCGCCGACGGCTGGGTTCTCAGGCAGCACATCGTCTGGTTCAAGCCAAACTGCATGCCGGAGTCGGTGCATGATCGGTGTACCACCGCCCACTCCCACATCTTCCTATTCGCCAAAGCGAAGCGCAGCGGGCCTCAACCCTCCCGATGGGAAGGACTTCCCGAGGCGGACAAGCGCGTACTTGCGACGCTGATTGATACCGAGGGGTGCATCTCGTTCAAGCGCGCGCGGAATGGCGAATGGGCGGATAGCTACGGAGCGCAGATCGCAGTAACGAATCAGAGTATTGAGTTGCTTGCCTCTGCCAGATCTCTCGTCGCGGACGTTGGAAATGTGAGTATGAAGGACGGAACGAACGCGCCCGTTCATTACTGGCAGATCCATAACAAGAACGCTCGCGACCTCCTGCTAGCGATTTATCCGTATCTGATCGTCAAGCGCCGCCAAGCTCGTCTAGCAATCTACGGCGAGTCGCTCACGCGCGAACGCGGTCCAATGCAGGAGTTCGGAAAGGGGCGTGGCCGACGCACGGAAACGACCGACGCGCTGCTCGAGCGCTGCTGGACTGCGATCAAAGAATGCAACCAGCGCGGAGAACCCGATCTTTCGTGGTGCCCCGAGCCCAAGTACGGAAAGTGGACGTCCCAGCCTTACTGGTTCGACGCGGACGCGATCGCGGAACCCGCCGAATGGGCCCGGTGGGGCGACCAGACCGTGCCGAAGTATGAGGGCACCGAGACGGCGAGCGGATGGATACGGCCGAAGACGAAGGCCGAGCTTGATGACCGCTACGTCAATCCCGGCAATCGGTCGAACAACGGTACCTACGACGGCAAGGTGAAGGAACGGCGCGGTTTTGAACAACGGCTTGAGCGCGCAGACGGCCGCAAGAACGCCCGCTCGGTCTGGTCGATCCCTACCGCCGGGTTCAGCGAAGCGCATTTCGCGACGTTCCCCGAAGCACTCGTCGAACGAATGCTCAAAGCCGGATGCCCCGAAGGCGGTGTCGTGCTTGACCCGTTCATGGGTAGCGGCACAACCGCGCTCGTCGCACGCCGACTCGGCCGCCGCGCGATCGGGGTTGAGCTGAACGAGTCGTACTGCCGGATGGCCGTACGCCGGCTCCAACAGCTCAGCCTGCTCGCGGAGATGACGTCGTGACCGAAGACCTGTTGCAGCGGCTCCGCGAGCTGCGCACCCAGCTCCGCGAGATCGAACTGCTCGCGAGCGCGCTCGAGGACGACGACTTCGCGGAGAAGGTGTGGATGGTCCGGGCGATGCTTCTTGACGCCTGCGACCGCGCCCAAGAACTGAATGACCGCGACCGCGACCTCGGCGAGGCGGTCGCCTAAAAGTGGTCACCGCGCTCCTCATCACCGCGCTGATCGTTCTCGTGCTCGTCCTCGCCGGGATCTCGGCCGGGAACGACGCCAAACACGCGAGACGCCGGATCCGTAACACGCCCAAGCCTCGCGCCGGCGGGGCCAAACGCATGAAAGGACCAGGTGATTGAGACTTGGACACCTCCACACAAGCGTTGCTGTTATCGCCGTTGTGGCTGCTGCTGGGATACACGGCGCGGCCGCGGCAAGACACCAGTGGCCCGACCCCCCAGCCTGGTGGGCAAGAGCCGCAGCCTGCGTCCACCAGTACGAGTCCCGCGACTGGCACCAGCGCGGCTACTTCAGCGGCGGCTACCAGTTCCTCGACACAACCTGGTGGAGCGTGGGTGGTCACGGCCGGGCGGCCGACGCTTCTCCGGCTGAGCAAACCTACCGTGCCTGGCTCCTCTACTGCCACGTCGGCTGGACCGCGTGGCCGAACACCGCGCGGATGTGCGGGCTTCGGTGAGCCATGACCGATCTCCTCGCCGACTACACCGAGTACAGCTCCGACACGCGCGCCGCGAGCGTCTACCGCACCTGGAAACGACAGAACCCGGGCGAGGCGCGGCAATGGGAAACATTCGACACCGAGCTCAAAGCCGGGAACCGACCCGCCCCGCCAACACTGAAAACCAGCTACGGGCAATCCCTCGTCGGTGCCGGCGTGATCTACCTCCACGCCACCGAAACCCCCGCCCAGCCCACACCACCCGGGCCGGTGCCGGAACAGTACGGCCAGCTCGGGCTGTACCAGCTCGCAGACAGCCTCGAAGCGCAAACGCACCTCACCGACGGCACCTACACCGGCCCGATCATCGCCGACTGGCACGACGGCAACTTCCCCCTCATCCACAACCAGGGGTACATCTACACCCAAGCACCAGTAGGCACGCCCGGCGGGAACATCGACCTCACCCAGCCGCAAGCGTTCCTCGACAAATACCTCCCGCTCGCCGCGCAAACCAAAGCGATCGGGTTGTTCGTCGACAACGTGCAACCGTCGGTCGGGCCGAACATGGTCACGTTCCTCCAATACGTGTACCCCAAGGTCCATCAGGCCGGGTACAAGCTCGGCGGGAACGTCTCGATCAGCGGCTCACCCCACAGCGACGCCGACAGCGACGGCCGCTCCTGGGTCGCGAACGTCAAAACGTACGCGCCGTATCTCGACCTCGTGATGCTCGAGGGCTGGCAGGAATGCCTGTACGGGCCCGCCAGCGCCGGCATCCCCTGCAAACGACTACGCGGAACCGACTACTACCAGTGCTGGGACGGGTGGCAGCAAGCGCTCACCGACGCGCAACCGTTCACCCAGGGGAAAACGATCTTCCTGATCTCGTACAACGTCGCCGACGGCGCCGACGTGTACGGGCGCGCGAGCGCGCTCCAGGCCGGGCTCCGTCCCACCGACTGTTACGCCTACAACGCGGCCGGGATGACCGAAGGCGTCAGCTACCACGTCGACTCCTACAACCCCGACTGGACACGCAAAAACCCGAGCCCGGTCGTCGACCCGGTCCGCGGGACCGCGTCGCTGTGAAGGAAGAGGCTGGTGAGCGGAGGCGCCCAGGAAGGGATCGCGTACCTGCTCCGCACGATCGCACGGCTCCGCCACCAACTGGTGCTGGCGCAGAACGAGATCAGCCGGCAACGAGCCCGGAACGACCTGCTGACCAAACGCCTGAAACACGCACGCGAGAAAGGAAGAACACGATGACCTCAACCGAGATCGCGGTCCGCCCACCATCACCCGAGCTCGACCGCTACGCAAGATTGGGCACCTGGCTCGCCGCCCTCGAGTCCGGACGCGATGACAACACCAGCCGTGGCGCCGCGAACGCGCTCCGCTTCTACTACGCCGAATCCCTTGAGCTGCCAGCGACCGCCGTCGCCGAGATCACCGTCATCAACGGCAAACTCTTCATCGGTGCCCAACTATTGCGCGCGCTCGCGATGCGCGCCGGGTACCGCGTCAACCGCACCGAATCCAGCGACGAGCTCTGCACCGCCCAACTCGTCGACGCGAGCACAGGGCAGCTGCTCGGCTCAACCACCTTCACACTCGAAGACGCCAAACGCGCCGGCCTGATCCGGGAACGGTCACCCTGGAAAACCCACCCAGCCCGGATGCTCTGGGCGCGCGCGTCCACCCTCGTGATCCGCGACTTCGCACCAGCGGTCAGCCTCGGCATGTACTCCAACGACGAAATCCCCGAAGTCGCCGCCGTCCCCTACGACGAAGACCCCGCGATCCCGTTCGGCGACAGCTACGACCCCGAAACCACCGTCGTCGAGCAACTCGAACAACTCACAGACGAACGCGGCGACCCCGGAAGCGAAGATGACGACTGACGAGCTCGCCACCCTCGAGCTCCAAATCGCCGAGCAACCACAGCTCGTTGTCCCGCTCACCGGCGAGCTCGTCGACCTCCGCGACCCCTTACAGGTCGCCGAAGCGCTCCAGGCCGTCCGCGAGCTCAAATACCAGCTCGACGGCGCCCGCGTCGTCCTCGAACAAGTGCTCCGCCTCGAAGCATCCCGGATGGGCACCAAAACGCTGCACATGGAAGGACTCACCGCCGTAATCACTGGTGGCGAAACCGTCGAGTACGACGGCGAACGACTCGGCTGGCTGCTCGAACAAGCCGGGATGCCCCCGGAGCGCGTCAGCGAGATCGTGCAAACGATCGTCACCTACAAAGTCAACGCCGCCAAAGCGAAAGCCGCCGCGAGCGCGAACCCCAGCTACAAGGAGGCGGTCGAGAAAACACGGTCGGTGAAGGAAACAGCTTGGCGGGTGTCGATCCGGCGATGACCGCCTGGAAAGACCTCGAACGCCGTGTCTGCCGCGCCCTCGGCGGCCAACGCGGCGGCCCCCAAGGCGCACCCGTCAGCGACTGCACCGGTGTCCCGTTCAGCGTCGAGATCAAACGCACCGCCAGCCAAACCGGCGGGATCCGCGGCAGCTGGCTTGCACAGGCAAAACAGCAGGGCGCACGCGAGAAACGGCCGTGGCTGCTCGTCGTCGCTGGCCACAACGACCGCCGCCCCGTCGTCAGCATGGACTTCTGGGCGTTCGCCGACATCGCGCAGCGCGCCGGGCTGATCCCGACACCGCTCGAGGTCGAAGACGACGTCGCATGAACAGCGGCGACTGGATCGTGGTCCCGAACTGGGAAAAGTTCCAGCACTACCGCGACCGCCGACCCGCGTGGATCAAGCTCTACACCGCGCTCGCCGACCACGACGAATGGCGCCACCTCACCCTCGCCGCACGAGGCCTTCTCGTCTCCATCTGGATCGAGTATGCGGACTCTCAGGGGAAAATTAGGGCCTCAGAACTACCCTCAAGAATACCGGGAAAAATCCACAAAAAAACCCTTGAATCGCTCTACCACGCGGGTTTCCTCCGCACCTCCGCTAGCGCGCCGCTAGAGACAGAGAAGAGAAGAGAAGAATTAAAAGCTAGCGCACGCGCTAGCAAACCAAAACCCAAACCCGCACCAACGACAGAGCCACGCATCAACGCCGCCGCCTACCGCAAACACGAACCCCAACCCGCCGAAACGTTCGTCCCGCTCGAACAGATCGAAGCGTATGCGCTCAAACTCAAAAGCCGACACCAAGACCACTAAGACCGGGCTCAATGTCGACTCTCCTGGTTGGGGAAACGACGGCACACACGAGCCCGCCAGTGGGCGGCCCCCAGCCTGGACCCCGCTCGGGGGCCGCCCACAAAAATCCGCTAAAGTCCCGCACAGGCGCGGGGTCCACCGCAACCCATGAACGCCGGACCCGCCCACCTCCACGGATTCGCCCGATGATCGTCATCGACGTCGGCTGCCAACAACGCGAAACCGAAGAATCCATCCACCAGCTCATCGACCGCTACCACCCCGAACTGCTACTCGGCTACGACCCAGACCCCGCGCTCGAAGAAGGCACCGAGCTCATCGATGGCACCGTCGTTATCCGCCGGCGCGCCGCCGGCTGGATCAGCAGCGGCATCCAACCAGTCCACTTCGACGGGATCCGCACCGGCATCGACCACCGCCCACACCAACCCACCCACATGGTCGAGACCGTCGACATCCCCAACCTCATACGCGCCTTACCAACACACGAGATCATCCTCAAGCTCGACTGCGAAGGCGCCGAGATCGAGATCCTCACCCGCCTCGCCAGCGAAGGCGGCGACACACGGCTCCAGCTCGTCCTCGTCGAGTGGCACCCCACCGACCTCGGCACCGACCACGGCCGCGGCTGGACACGCCAACAAATCCGCGACTTCGCCACCACGCTCCGCTGCCCCGTCGAGGAATGGGCATACGCCACCACCCCCGTACTCACCGAAAGGGAACTCGCATGAACCCACCACCCCGCCAACGCATGGACACAGAAGACCTCGCCACCCTCGGCGAAATGCTCCAACTCGGCGCCCAATACATCACCGACCAAGACGAACCCCAAGACCAACCCAACATCCAACCCATGCAACAAGCGCTCGAGCTCATCGCCGGCCTCGTCCCCGCCGAAGTCAACGAACCCGAACCAGCCACCGAACCCGAAGACGTCCGTGTTGCCACAACAGGCGCGTTTTCTTGAGCCGGCAGGCCGCATGACCCCCGCATCCTTCGATATCTCCCTGAAGCGTTCGCGTCGAGCCCGATCGACGACGAAACGGGGTTATGGGGCGACGCATCAGGCGAAGCGGGCGTATCTGGCCCCGTACGCGGCTGCGGGGTTGTTGACGTGTTGGCGGTGTGGGTTGCCGATCGCGGCGGGTGCGCCGTGGGACCTTGGGCATGTTGATCGTGACCGGACGAGGTGGGCGGGGCCGGAGCATCGGCGGTGTAACCGGCAGACGGCGTTGCATGTCGTGAAGCGGGTGAGCCGGCGGTGGTGATCTTCCCTCGCCGTTGTTCGTGTCCGCGTGGGAAGGCGAAGGGGCTGACGGTGTGCCGCGGCTGGGCCAGTTGCTTGTTCCTTCCGAGCGATTTGGTGAGGTGGCCGAAGTGACCTCGCGGCGGCGGCGGCCGGAGGAGGTCCAGCTGGAGCGGCTGGTGAGCGCGGCGGCTACTGGCGGGGATTGGCGGGCTGCGGCGTGGTTGTTGGAGCGGCGGTGGCCGGAGCGGTGGGCCAGATTGCGGCTGGAGCCGCCGGTGGTGGTCGAGTCGGACGAGCTCGATGATTTGGCGCGGCGCCGTGACGCACGGAGGGCCGGTGGGTGAGCGTTCTCGAGGCGGTGATGCCGCGGATCATGGTCGCGCCGGAGTACAGGTCGAGTTCGGGGCAGGAAGCGATCGAGCTTGCCGCGTTGGCGGGGCTTCATCTGGATCCGTGGGAGGCGATGGTGCTCGAGCGCTCGCTTGGTGAGGGCGACGAGGGCCGTTGGGCCGCCGCCGAGGTCGGGCTGTGCGTGCCACGGCAGAACGGGAAGAATGCGGTGTTGGAGGCGCGGGAGCTGGCGGGGTTGTTCCTGCTGGGTGAGGAGTTGATCATCCATTCGGCGCAGCAGTTCAAGACCGCCCGGGAGCACTTCCTCAGGTTGGTCGGGCTGGTCGAGGGGACAGCGAAGCTGTCGCGGCGGGTGAAGCGGGTGATCCGGTCGCATGGTGAGGAGGGGATCGAGATGCTGAACGGGCAGCGGATCCTGTTCCTCGCCCGCGGCAAGAGTGCAGGCCGCGGGTTCTCGGCGCCGTTGATCGTGTTCGACGAGGCGATGTTCTTGCCGGAGTCGGCGTTGGGGGCGATGGTGTTCACGCAGGCGGCGAAGCCGAACCGGCAGCGCTGGTACGCCGGCAGCGCCGTCGATGAGCTTGTACATGACGAGGGGATCGTGTTCGCGAGGATCCGTGAGCGGGCGCTGGCGGGAAACGACGACCGGCTCGCGTACTTCGAGTGGAGCGTCGACTGCGAACGGCCCGAGATGCTCGATCCTGATCTGCTCGAGGACGAGGCGATGTGGGCGCTCGCGAACCCGGGGTTGGACATCAGGATCAGCCGGGAGGCGGTCCGTGACGAGGCGCGTTCTTTGAACCGGAGGACGTTCGCGGTTGAACGGCTGGGGGTGGGGGCGTGGCCTTCGACCGAGCTTGCGGACGAGAGCGTGATCTCGCAGGAGCGTTGGCAGTCCCTCGTCGATGACGAGTCCGAGATCGCGGGCCCTGTTTGTTTCGCTTTCGACGTGAGCCCTGACCGTGCGAGCTCCGCGATCGCTGCTGCTGGGCGTCGCGCGGATGGGTTGTTGCACGTTGAGATCACCGACCACCGCCGGGGAACCGCCTGGGTCGTGCCGCGTTTGTTGCAACTCCGCGACCGGTGGGACCCCGTCGCGGTGCTGGCCGACCAGGCGGGCCCGGCGGGGTCGCTTGTGTTCCGATGCGAGGAGGGCGGGTTCACCGTCGAGCCGGTGAACGCTGGGGATCATGCGCGGGCGTGCGGGATGCTCCTCGACGAGGTCGAGTCTGAGAACCTCCGCCATCTCGGCTCCGGCGAGCTAGCGTCGTCGCTGAAGGGCGCGACGCGGCGCCCGTTGGGGGACGCGTGGGCGTGGTCGAGGAAGAACTCGACGGTGGATATCTCGCCGCTTGTGGCGGCGACGTTGGCGTTGTGGGGGGCTGTGACGCTGGGCTGGGATCCGGCGCAGCAGCCGGTGATCTGGTAACCGGAAGGAGGTTGGGATGAAGTTCGGTGAGACAGTGAAGGCGTACCCGCTCGATGGTTCGGGGCCGGTGGTTGGTGCGTATAAGGAGCCGTCGCTGAACGAGGGGAAGGACTGGATCCAGGTTGGTGCTGAGGCGCACGAGCTCGCGTACCGTGAGCCGCAGGACTACGATGAGGCCGGGCCGAACGGGACGTATTGCGCGGCGTGAAGCTGTGGCCGTCACGTAACCGTGAGGTGTCGGTCCCGCCGGACGACCCGTGGTGGGAGACGGGGTCGTGGCCGACGATCATCCCGTACACGGGCGTCACGTGGAGCCCGCGGTTGGCGGAAAGGGTGTGGGTCGCGAACCGGTGTATGCAGCTGGTGGCGCAGCAGATCGCGTCGATGCCACTGCGGTTTTATGGGTCGCCGTCGTCGTCGGAGCCGGCGTGGGTCGCGTCGCCGGATCCGGCGTGGTACCCGAACGGGGTCGGCGACGCCGTGTTCTCGATGGTGTGGTCGCAACTCGGGTGGGGCGACACGTTCCTCTTGGTCACCGATCGGTACGCGACCGGGTACCCGTCCGCGTTCACGGTGTTGGACCCGGCCGCGATGAGCGTGCAACTCGTTGCGGGGGAGCGAAGCTACCGGACGGCGCAGCTGGAGCTGAACCCGGATGACGTGATCCAGATCAGCCGTGACCCCAGGGGGCATTTGCGTGGGACGTCGGCGTTGTATGCGTACGCGAACCAGTTGTGGGGGTCGATCGCGGCGGCGGATTTCGGCCGGCAGATGGTGTCGCAGGGCGGGGTACCGAACGCGGTGTTGAAGAGCCAGCGGCGGTTGACGGCGGAGCAGGCGCAGGCGATCCAGGATCAGTGGAGCGCGGCCAGGACGCGGTCCACGGTGGGCGCACCGGCCGTGTTGCCACCGGAGATCGACTTCCAGCAGCTCAGCTTCAACGCTAGCGACGTGGCATTACTGGATATCCAGGAGTTCGACGCGAAAGCGATCGCGTCGGCGTTCTCGGTGCCGGCGATGATGCTGAACCTCGAGCTCCGCGGCTCCCTCGTCTACCAGAACCCCGACCTGTTGTACGAGGCGTGGTGGCGGACCGAGCTGCGCCCGCTCGCGGGGCGGATCCAGCGGGCGTTGTCGGCGAACATGCTCCCGGCCGGGTCGTGGGTCGAGTTCGACGCCCGGGCGGTGCTCGCCCCCACGTTTGCTGATCAGGTGACAGCGTGGACATCACTTGTGAATGGAGGAATCGTGAGCGTGAACGAGATGCGCGCGGCGATCCTGCACTTGCCGCCGGTCGAGAACGGCGACGCGCTGGTGCAGCTGACGGAGCCGCCTACAGCGTCGGCGAGTCCGATGGATGACACACCGAGCGCGGAGGTGCAGGAGCTCCGCCCGAGCATGGTGGTGACGGGATGACCATCGTCGAGCTCGAGACCAATCCCCTTTTCGTGCGTGCGTTCGGGCTGCTCCCGGAGAGCTGGGACGGCCACACCCTCGAGACCCGGGTCGTGCCATACAACCAACCCGCGACCGTGGCAGATCCGCCTCATTTCATCCCCTACCAGGAGATGTTCGTTCCCGGCGTGTTCTCGAAACAGCTGAGCACACCGGGACGCGACAAGGTGCTCCTGAACTTCGAGCACGAAGAGGGGATCCGCGGCAACATCGGCCATTCGCTGAAGTTCTACGACCGCGAGGACGGGCTGTATGGCGACTTCAAGGTCAGCGATGAGTCCGACGGCACCAAGGCGCTCGAGCTGATCAACGCCGGCTTCTTGTCTGGCCTCTCGGTCGAGTTCCACCCGAACCCGAACGGGAACCGGCTTGTAAACGGGATCGTGCATCGCACGAGTGCGCGGCTCAACAGGGTGTCGTTGTGCCGCTACCCCGCCTACGAGGGCGCCCAGGTTTTGGCGGTCAGGGAGGAGCCGGAGGAGCCACCCGACGAGCCACCGCCGCCACCGCCGGAGGTGTTCCGGGTCGAGCCGATGGCCCCCGAGCTCGTGGAGCGGCTCGCCGCACTAGGGATCGAGTTGCGGCCAGCCGAGCCGCGACGTACCATCGGGAACTGAACGGCGCCCCCTGCCGGGCTTGAAGAAGCGGTCACCGCGCCCCCATGGCGCCCCCGCCGCAGGGCTCTGAGGCAGCACCCGCCTAAACATCTAGAAGACCCTGCGTTTGATCCGGAGGTGGAACCGTGGGACTGAAAGCAACCCGTGCGCGCCTCGAGCGGCTCGTCGAAGAGCGCCAGCGCACCCAGGAAAAGATCGAGGACATGAACTCGCTCGCCGAGGAGGACGAGCGCGACTTCGGCGACAGCGAGATCCAGATGCTGGAGAAGCACCGCGGCCGCGTCCTCGACCTCGACGCCGAGATCATCCTCCTCGCCGGCGACCTCGAGCGCGAGCAGAACACCCAGGACGCCTCAGCGCTCGTGCGTGGCCCGCAGACCGTCGAGCTCGGCCCCGGCGGCGGCGAAGGCGCGATCGTGTACCGCACCTTCGCGGCGTACGCGCGCGACGAGATGATCCGCCGGTACCCGCAGATCGCGAACCTGGCCGCGAACGGCGACCCGGTTCGTGCGAGAGCGATGCAGGAGGAAGCCGGAGCACGGCTCGAGCGGGTCGTGAACACCACCACCACCGACATCGCCGGGCTGCTCCCACCCCAGTACCTCGCGCAGATCCAGGACATCATCAATGGGACGCGACCGGTTGTTCAGAGCGGCAGGTTCGTGCCGTTGACGACCGGGAAGCTCACCTACCCGCGGATCACGTCGCGCCCGTCGGTGATCAAGCAGACCGCTGAGAAGACCGAGGCCGGCGCCGGGACGATGTCGGTTGTTCTCGACACCGTCAACGCCGAGACCTACCTAGGTGGCGGAGACCTGTCGTGGCAGACGATCAACTGGTCGACCCCGGACGCGTTGCAGCTATGGTTCGATCTCGCCGCCGAAGCCTATGCGCGGCAGACCGAGACCGCCGCGTGCTCCGAGCTCGGCACCGCCGGCGGCGGCACCATCACGACCCCACTGGGCACCGCCGGGACGGAGAGCTTCGCGCAGTGGCGCACCGCCGTCCTTTCGGCGCTGAACACGATCTACAACAACACCGGCGGCCGCGCGATGTCCGACACGCTGTGGGTGTCGGCGAACCGGTTCTTCCAGCTCGCCGGGCTCGGCACCGACCAGGTGTTGCAGGTGTCGGCGGTCGGGAACATGGACATCGGCTCGATGACCGGCACCTGGTCCGGGCTCCGCGTCATCGGCTCCTACGGGTTCACCGCTGTCAACAGCGCGATCGTCGGTGACGCCTCAGCGTTCCTCGTCAGCGAGTCGCCGAACGCGCCTGTTGAGATGCGCGTCGTCGAACCGACGATCGCGGGGATGCAGGTCGGCGTCATCGGCGGGTTCAAAGCGAAGGTGTTCGACCCGAACAGGTTCATCCACCTCAACTAACACGTTGGTCTGCCCGGTCTGTCATCAGCCTGAATGCCCCGAGTCGCGCGGCGGCAGCCGCCCCCCTGCAGGCTGCCTGCCGTCGCGGCTCGACGTTGGCGAGCGCGAATACCGCGGCTACGAGGAATGGGCCCTCCACCCCTCGGAGGCCAGCTTCCTCCTTCACCAGGGGTTCGCGCTCGTCGACGGGCAACCAGCCCAGGTCCAGTTCATCCACAACGAGGCCTATGTGACCCAGGTCAGGGTGTACGGCAGCGACCCGCTGTACTCCCTGGCCGCCGTCTACTACGCCGCGAGCGCGAGAGAGCCCGAACGTGCCGCTGTCTGACAGCCCCGGCACGATCGCGCTGCCGACCGGCGAGATCGGCCGCTTCACACTCTTCACCGTCTCCCTCGCCGCAACACGGCAGCCGACCGACACGCATCTGAGCGTGACCGCGTCGGCGAGCGTGGTCGAGAACCTCAACACCGTCATCCGTCAGCTCCGCCCCGAAGACGAATGGGTGTGGATCATCGGCGACGACCACGTCTGGGAATCCGACTGCCTCACCCGCATGCTCGAGATCCTCGACGACACCCCCCAGGCGGACATCCTCGTCCCATTGGTCACCAAACGAAACCCGCCGTGGTACCTCGTGCTGTTCCGCGAGGCGGGCTACTACGAGGACGGGATCCCGCAGTGGGACCCGTTGAAATGGGAAGAGATCCCCGACAGCGGGGTGTTCGAGGTCGACGCCGCCGGCTCAGCGGGAATGCTCATCCGCCGGGCGGTCCTCGACGCGATCGGCGACCCGTGGTTCGAGAACTCGGACGGGCGGATCCTGAACGAGGACGTCATGTTCTGCCAACGCGCCCGCCAGCTCGGCTACCGCGTCTTTGCCACCGCCGACGTCACGATCGGGCACCTCGGGATCTTCAACGTCCGCCCCCTACGCAAAGAAGGCCGCTGGGGCGCGCTCACCGAGTTCTCATCCCCCGAAGAGCAGTTCCGGCAGCTGTTCATGCCCGTCGAGGAGCTCACCGGTGCTCACTGACCATCCCGTCCTCGAGGTCGAGCACGACCACGCCCCACCAACCCTGCTCACCGTCTGCGCCGAATGCGGGCGGCTCCGCACCATCCTCTTCCTCACCCACGACCGGTGGCTGTGCACGAGCTGCCGTAGCGAAGGAACAACAGCCCCGAACCTTTACCCGATCGCATAGGAGGAACCCGAAGTGGCAGAAATCTTTCCGAACGAGGGGCTCGACCTGATCTTCGCCGGGTTTCCGAAAGGCGGATCCGGCCCAGCGAACACCTGGATCGGGCTGTTCACCGCCTACACCGCATCCACCGTCGGCACCTCAGCCGCGACCGTCACGTCGTGGACGGAATGCTCCGCCGCCGGTGCTTACGCCCGGCAAACGATCTCGAGCTCGTCGTGGGGGACCGTCGGCACCACCCAATCCGGGCGCGGCAGCGCGGCCGCACAGGTCACGTTCCCGACCGCAACCGCCGTCTGGGGGACCGTCAACGGGTTCATCGTTGCCAACAGCCTCACCACCAACGCCGGGAACGTCTGGTTCGGCGCGAATTTCGACGATACGACGGCCGTCGCGATCAACACCAATGATGTTATTAAGGTCACGCCATCCTGGATATATACGGGCTAATATAAGGTGAAGGGGTTTTGTGGTAATATGGATGCATGCCAAACCAGTGCTCTATCCCAGATTGTGGTCGGCCTGTATCAGGACGCGGCTACTGCGGAACTCACCTCGCCAGGCTCCGCAAAGGGGCCGATCTCTACGCGCCGATCGCTCGGAAAGGTCCCTCATATCCAGCGACACCGAGAGAACCCAGCGACCATGTCCGCGCCCCTAACGGTCAACGGTTCATCTGCAACGTCGAAGGCTGCGACCGTCCCCGCATGGGCTGGGGCTACTGCTCAAAGCACTACCAACGATTCAAGAAATACGGCGACCCCCTGCATCTGGAGATCGCCGACCGCGGAACGGGACACATCGACGTTTCGGGCTACCGCCGTCTTCGCATCGGAAAGAAGAACGTCATGGAACACCGACTTGTCATGGAACGGCACCTCGGGCGATCCCTCAGTCCTGATGAAACGGTCCACCACCGCAACGGTGACAAGACCGACAACCGGCTCGAGAACCTTGAACTGTGGTCATCCCGTCATCCGAGGGGGCAGCGTGTCGAGGACCTCGTTGAGTTCGCACGGGAGATTCTGGCGCTCTACGACTGAAAGGAGCACAAGATGTTTGAGCTCCTGAACCAGGGGCTCGAGCACGGGCTGCTCGTGTCGCGGTTCCGCACCCGGAAGCGGGACGTTCCGGCTGATGCCGCGGATCTGCGTGACGCGGTGAAGCGTCATGAGGACCTCGCCCGTGTCGCCGACTATCTCGCGAAGGCCCGCACGAGCGATTTGCGGATGGTGGTCCCCGGGAACGCGTACACGGTCACGACGGGTACGGCGGCGATCGCGTTGACGGGGACGACGGCGAAGACGGTGATGTATTTGAACGCGGCGGCGGCGAACCAGCCGTCGATGACCGAGTTCAGCATCTCGTTCGACGGGGTGACTGCGTCGAACGTGCCGGCGCTGATCGAGCTTGTGTTCGGCACGAAAGCGAGTAACTCGACGCCGGGGACGGGGTCGACGACGTTCACGCCTTTGCAGATCCGTGGTTGGCCGACCCAGGCGTCAGCGCAGGCGGCGGCGAACAACTGCAGCTCCGAGCCGACGGTGCTGACGGCGGTGAAGCAGTGGCTTTTGACGCCGAACGGCGGTTTGCTGGTGATCCAGTCGCCGATGGGCAGGGAGCCGACCGCTGTCGCCTCCGGTACAGCGGTAAGCGGGAACCAGATCGGGGTCCGGGTGACGGCCCCAGCCAACGTAAACGTGCGCGGCTACATCGAATACGAGGAATGAGCTCGTGACGGTCGAGGAGATCGAGGCGCTCGACCTCGAATGGGCGCAGAAGGAGATCCCGCACCCGCCGGACTGTTTCGGCTGGTCACCCTATCCCCTCGGATTGTTTGCCCCGTTACTCGAGGCGGCTCTTGCGCACAGCAAAGGGCCACGGTTCCTTGACGTCGGTTCCGGGATCGGCACCAAGCTGCTCCTCGCCCGGCAGGCGGGGCTCGACCCGGAAGGGGTGGAGCAGATCGAGGAGTTCGCGGTGTTCGCGGACCGGCTGGGATTCACGACCCATCGCGCTGATGTGCGCGGCTGGGACGGCTACGACGGCTACGACATCGTGTACGTCAACCACCCGTTGATCAACACCGAGCTCGAGGAGCCGTTCGAGTTGTGGCTCCATGAGCAGCTGAAACCGGGGACGGTGCTGATGCAAGCCAACGACTGCGTCGCACCGGACTGGCCCGCGATCGTTGACAACCGTGGTGCTTGGAACGGGGTATGGCAGCGACCGTAGTCCAGCGCGGCACCGTCGCGTCCGTGGTCGCGGTCGGAAGCCCCACCATCACTCCGACCTTCAGCTCGGGATCAACGGCGGGAAACCTCCTGATCTGCGTGTCCGGGTTCGCCGCTCAGGGAGGTCACAGTCCCGCAGGCCCGTCGGGCTGGACGGTGGCCGTCGACACGTCTGTCTCCGCCACAGGTGGTTACACGGTGCACGCGACCATCTGGTATTACCCGAACAACCCTGGCGGGATAACGAGCGCGGCGATTGTCGGAGCCAGCGGCGGATGGTTCCTCGAGCTCGGCGCGATGCTGATGGAGTTCACCAACGCCGCAGGGACGTTGGTGCTCGACCAGACCGGGACGGCCACCGACACCACCTCGACGCTGAGCTCGCAGACGGTCACGACGCCGACCGTCTCGGGGACGAACCAGCTCGCGATCGCGGCATTCAACGAGTACTTCTCCTCCTCGAGCGGTAAATCGACGCTTACGCCGTCCGCGACGACCGGGTTCACGCAGCGCGGCCAGTTCGGTAGCGCCGTGAAGCAGTTCACCCACATGTCGCTCGAGGACAAGCTGGATACTGGGACAGGGTCGACGGTCAGCGCGACCGACACGATTGGAACGACCGGGCAGGCCGCAACGGTTGGTGCTGTCGCAACGTTCTATGTTCCGGCGGCTGCGCCGTCGGTGTTCCCGAAGCCGGTCATGGTGTCTAATGCGGTGACGAGGGCGGCGGTGCGCTAGATGGCCCGCTTCGGCCGCACCATCACCCTCCCGATCATTGTTGGTCGTGCCCCGGCCGCGGTTGTTACGGGGCCGCAGACCTATACGAAGAGCGGCTACGGCGTCGCTGGAGGGTTGATCGGGTCGGGCCCCTCCGAGTGGGCGAAGGTCAAGAGCGGCTACGCGACCGTCGGGTGCACCGAAGCCGGGACACGCGCGGTTGAGCACACCCGGAGCGGCTACGGGATCGCGGGGCTCACCGAGGCCGGGGCACGGACTGGGGAGCATTACCGCACCGGCGCCGGGATCGCCGGGCTGGTTGGTGCTGGCCCGTCGGCGACCATCGAAGGGGATTCTGGGTTCGCGACCGTCGGCGGTATTGGTGCCGGTGCTCGAGCTCGTGAGCTGAACCGCACCGGTGCCGGGATCGCCGGAGTGCACGGGTACGGGCCGTCGGCGAGCGTCGAGGTCGACACCGGCTACGCGACCGTCGGCGGGATCGGCTCCGGCAGCGAGGTCTATATCTCCGGAGCTGGGCAGCTCTATACGAAATCGGGTTACGCGACCGCTGGGCTCACCGAAGCCGGTGCGCGGCAGACGGATCACACTCGGAGCGGCTACGCCATCGCCGGGCTGATCGGCGCCGGGCCTTCCGCGTCGATCTTTGTTGAGACCGGGTACGGGCAGCTCCGCGCCAACGCTTACGGCTCCCGCGCGGAGCAGTACACCAAGACCGGTGCGGGGATCACCGGCCTCGTTGGTGCGGGCCCGTCGGCGTCGGTAT